CTATAAACCTTGCTATAAATGGTAAATGAGCCATCGTGATTGACTGGCACTGGTATAGGCGTAATTTGCTTATCATAGACTTCAATGATTCCAAAGCCCATCTGCCAATTAGCACTCCCAGCCTTTAGATAGCCTGCTTTACGGCTATCCATAAGGTTACCTACCTCGAAGCCCCAAAGTGTCTTAAAACGGCCTTTGAAGCCTCTAGAAAGGCCTTGTAGGCCTAGCCTATGGGTGTGTCCGCAGACTACGTTAGCGCCAAACTTATTAGCCAACCCTGCGGCGGTTCCACCGCCATTACGATTAAGGCTTCCCTCGTCGCCGTGGACTAAGACCCAGTTTGGGAGAAACTCAAAGGGTTTGCTATGGAAGCGGATTCCGAGTTCATCCATGCCCATGAATTTTGGATAGTTGAGTTCTGGCAAACCCAACAAGGATGGTGCGCCACGCAGCAACGTATGGTAAAGGCGGTCGGTGTGATTTGAACGGGTAACGTCAGTAACTCCAAGTTCCCAAAGGATTTCCCTGCATTGTTCTCTATCTGCATCTAATTGCCCCTCATATTCTAGCGGTGTGCCTTTAGCCCATTTTGATTGCGATTGCATATCAAGTTCATCGCCTACGCAAAGCACTTGGTCGAATTTCTCTTTGCGTGTTAGTTTAATTAAGTTACTGACTGCCTTTTCGTGATGGTAAGGGACTTGTAAATCACTTACCACAAGAATACGTCGCTTAATCGTCATCCTCATCTTCGTAAGGATTATGATCAGGATTTACTGGGTCGTGTTCAGGTAAGTTAGGTAGGAACCAATCAGGCCAGCCCATCTTATCTGTGCAGACTCCAAGAGCCTCATCTGGCTTAAATCCTGCCTTGCGTAGGGCAAGGTAATACTCTCGGACTTGAATAGCGTGTATCTCTAAAGGCGTGTAGTCCTCTAGCTTTACTGTCTTTACTCTGGCTGGTTTTTTCTTTGCCATTTCGCACTCGCTATCCACTCTGTAGCTTCAATGAGATAGTAAATGCCATCGGTGCGACAGTCACCATCTGCTAAAGCCATGACTTATTCTCTATCTAGCAATATGTTATAGATCTCATCGACACGCGAATTAAGTCTTTTAATTTCTTGGAGTAGATGAGTAATTACGAAGCCAGCTAGGCCACCGATGATTCCGATGGTCGCTAACCAGATTGTGAAAAAGTCCTGTGTGGTCATTTCTTCTTAGGTGTGGCGTAACCAAACACGCCTGCTAAGACCGCCATAAGAACGCTGCGGTAGTTTGGCTCAAAGTCGCTGCCAGCCCATGCAGCTAGAAAAGCACCTAACGTTAGGATGTAAGGGTTTTTCATGTTCATTATTTACTCCATTTCGGTCTGACTATAACTCTAACGAGACTTGATGAATAATTCTTTGCTGCGACTCCATCGCCATTGGCTTGGCTTCCAGCGGTTGCACTACCGCTAGTGTTGCCACCGATTGTGCGGATAATGTTCGGCGTAGCTGGATTGTAATCAGCAGTGAGTATGACGATATGTTCCGCTTTACCGCTTCTACTAAAATCAAGCAATGCAAGGTCTCCCTTACGGGCTTCGACAAGTGGAATGATTCGATTGTGTTCTCTTGCCCAGCTTTCGATATGGGGACAATAGGCAGTATTAGGGATGGCTTTTTCTTCCTTGCCTTTAACAAAGCAAGCTCTAACGAAAGTAGCGCACCAAGGTTGATGATTGGCATGACCAGCAATCGCAGCGAATTTGTTATCGTTGTTCTTGCCCTCGACATAACCGACCTCAGCTCTTGCTGCTGCTAAAACGCTAGTTAGCGGCATTATTTGCCGACTTTCATACCTTTAGGTAATGGCAATTCGTGTTCCCATTTAGCGATATAAGCACCTTGTCCATCTGAATCATCTTTTAAAATAATTTTTCCAAATCGACCAAAGTCATCATCGGTTAAATCAGGATAAATGGTAATTATTTGTTCCCATAAACTCATCTTATACTCCTAAATACATTACTGAAAAGAAACCATTTGGTGCATCTGCATACAAAGTAAGACTTCCGCCTGAAGTTTGGACTGCAAACAATTCTAAATAATCGCCCACTGCTAAATCTAAAACTACTGATCCTTGATTGCCTGGAAAAGAAGTAGAAGTTCCATTAACTTCAGGTGAATATCTGATAGCAACCCCGTTGCCATAAAGATTTATAGATCTACGACCTGTCGCATTTGAAGCCCAATTTCCCTGCCAAGTTACTAAATATTTTCCTGCTAATCCGCTAGGAATTGTAATTCTGGAAGTATTAGTAGAAGTGCTATGAAAAGCATCAGTATCAAAATTTTCTGTATCAAATAAAATAGCTGTATTTGTATTGTTTGCTATCGCAGTTCCACCTGCTGCGCTTTGACGTAAATAACAACCATGAGCATTTGGATAACCCCATTTAATGCCAGTCGAAGCAGACGAATCTGCGACCAAAGACAAACCATTAGAGCCGACTGCTAATCTAGTTAATGTCGAAGCATCGCTAGCAGGAAATAAATCACCTTTAGCAGTAGGATCTAATTGATTAAGTGTTCCTGCTAGATCGTTCATATTGTCGGCGGTTAATACGTCGCCAGTTGCGTAGTTGGCCTTTACTGGGAATCCCGTTGCCATATATGTATCTCCTTAGTAACTAAAAGCACTAACTCCAATTATCCCATATTGTGCGCTATCTAATATGAAAGCGTCCACAAGTGGCTCGGATAATGTGAAAGTAGTTTTCCATGAATTAGGGGTTATATCGTGAGCGATACCCACGACCTGAAGTGTTTTATCGATTGTGCTTCCGTCTTGTCCCACGTTTACAAATCGGACATTTGAGAAGTAATCGAAATCTAAAGCGGCCAAAATACCAGCGTTATAGTCAGGGGTAGTCAGATCAAGAGTCATAGCATCGATACGTAGCGTAGTCTCGGCTCTGGTCGCCACATAGGCTTTAGCGATATTTAGGGCATCGGCATCGGTCTGAACGATGAGATTGTCGTAGTTCACGCTATGAGGAAAATACTTAGCCACACTGGCGGCATCGGTAGAGCTTTGAGCCGTTCCGCCTAATCGGGTTATTGTGGCTTGGTTAATAATCAGTTTATCGTCAAAGGCTGGGGTAAAGTTAAAATAGCCAATACCTGTTCCATCGTTTGAAAACTTAGTAGGAGTTTTACCTGCTGCTGACTGGACAGTCTGACGGCTAAGGAATGTGGCGTTACCTGCGCCGTCAATATAGAACGCGCCTTGCTCGCTAAATTCTGCGTTTTGGATAGCAGCTAGCGAGGTTCTTACTGTCGCTGGGTCGGCTTGGACTGTTGTGCTGCCAGCCTCGATAGAGCGCATGGTGCTAGGAAAACTTACCTGATCTAATATCTTGCCAATGCGTGTGCCTGTGGTTTGCCCTGCGGTAGCACCTGAAACAGTAGAGATAGCAGCAAGGTTAAGCAAACGGAAAGCATCTGAGCAGACTAAGTCCACATAGCCAATTTCCTCATTCTTAGGATAGCTGTAGTTATAGGCTTGAATGTAACCAGAGAAAAGGAAGTAACCATTGGAACCATAGTTAGCGGTAAAGCGAATTTTTCGGTTTACTGTTAGATAGCCAAAGTAAGGAGATGCTGTATTTTGTGGGTTCCAATCGCCATTCGGATCAACTATTCTAAATGTTGCTGTAGCTGCCGTAAATTGGCCAAGTAAAAGGTTATAGCCGCCACCAAGTGAGGCCTTAACGCATTGGCTCGATACGTCCACCACTCTATCGCCTGTGCTAGATGAGGCAAGCGTGTTAGTTCCGAGGATACCTTGCTTAGTGTCGTCTAATACGAAATTGCCATAGCCAAATGTAGGGCCATCGGTGAAATATACGACAAGGTTTGGGGTTATCGGGTATGCGCTCATTACCAAGCCAAGTTAGTAGCGTTTCGAGAGAGCATAATAGGCGTTCCATTAGCGGAAGTATTTTGAGTAGCAAACGTAACCGCATCGACTAGCTTCTGGGCGTTGTCGGTAATCTGGACTACTACTGTCGGCTGATTATAGACACCTGAGCTTGTGTAAAGATTAGGATTTGCATTTCCAAAATCATAGCCAGACATTGAGTTAAATACGCCAGAGTTAGCCAATAAATTAGGGTTGCCATATCCGTAAGAGAATGGCGACTTGTAATCATAAACGCCTGAACCCTCGAAAAGGTTAGGGTTGGCGTTGCCATATACGTTGGTTACGCTAATACCGCTTCCAGCGTTACCAGTTCCGCCGCCACCACCGCCAGTCGCGCCACCTGCTACAGTGGTTGATGTTCCTTTAGGTAGATTAGCCAAAGACTTGATCATGTCGTTAATGTAATTAAGAGCAGACTTAAGGTTCTCTAAATTGATTAGGTTCATATCCTGCGGAATTAACTTCGCCGCATTTTGAATATTCTGAATGGTTCCATTTTGGATACCAAGAGCGATGTTTTGTGCTTGGTAAGCCCATACTCGCTTATAGTCTTCCTCAACGATGGCAGCTAACTTGGTTGCAGTTACGGCATCGCCAGCGTTAATCGCTTCCTGTAACGCGATAATGTCTTGTTTTAACTTAATACGAGCATAGTCTTCGGCGGTCTGCTTAGACATAGAGGCAGCCGCTAGTTCAATCTTTTCTAAATTAAATATGCCCAGAGCCTTATCGACTTCTAGTGAGGCTTTCTTTAGAGCTAGTTGATCCTTTTGCTCTTTGGTTAAATTCTTATTGGTATTTAGCAGTGATTTAGCGTTTGTGTTTTGCTTGGCTACTGCTGCCGCTATCTTATTCATATCCTGTAAGAATAGGGTTACGCCACCTGCTTGAGAGGTTCCAGTGCGAGTCTTAGCACCAAGTCCAGCCAAAGGGTTTAATAAGGTTTTTAATGGGAATAGAACGTCTGTTAAGACTTTACTAATAGCACCATTACCCACGCTAGGAATAGCGTTTTTAATCTTGCCAGCAATTACGCCAAGTCCAAGAGTAACGTCTGAAATATACTGAGCTAATAAGCCCATTTTGGTTATTACGTCGTTAAACCCTTGATCGCTAGATAATTGACCAAACGCATCGATAATTCCTTTACCGATGGTTTCTTGCATATTCTTAAATGCGACATTTAGGCGATCTATTTTGCCGCCATAAGATTCGGCTGCTGTAGCGGCTGCGCCTGAGAAATTCTGATTAAGTAGGCTGATAATGTCGTTAAAGTTTTTACCCTTGAGGTCTGCTTTAGATAAGCCAGCACCCAAGCGAGATAACGCAGTCGTGTTACCCAGATAAGCCTTTGATAAAGCTGCGGTAACGCTTTCAAGGTCTTTACCAGTTCCAGCAGATACGTCTAAAGCGGTTTGTAATAATGCTTGGCTTTTAACCGCATCGCCTGTAGCGACTACTAACTTGCTAAATGCTGGACGTAATTTGTCGTCCAATATTCCGTAAAGAGCCTCAGTCTTCGCTATGTAAGCATTGACCATATCAGTCTGATAGCCCTGATTAACGTTCTCTAAAGTCTTGGCTAATACGGCTGCTGCCTTCGCATCCTCGGCAAATGCTTTAACTGAGGCTTTAGCATATTCAGCAATCTTGTAAGCACTGAACGCGCCAGCTAATCGCTTACCTAATTTATCGACTGCTTTATCAAGTGCGCTAACTTCGCTATTGGCTCTGCGAATACCTCGGTTATCAAATTCCGACGCAATATCAATTCTCAAATTAGCCACGAGTTACCGCCTTAAATTTAGCCGCTGCCTTTTCAATAGCGCGGATTACGCCGTCTTGTGCTTTACCCTCATTCTCTTCATAAGCCCTAAACATAGCGCGACCTTGCATTTTGTCCTTACCGACCATTTTGCTTGGGTATTTAGCTTCTAAGTTTTTAACGAATGTAGAGTTAGGAGTCTTACGGCCAGCAGTTTCGTAAATAGCACCAGCGGCAGTCTTGTTGAAGATAGAAGCCAATGATCTAAAGCCACGGCGGTTAGCCTTGCTTGGTGTGGTCTTATAGGTAATACCACGTTTAGCGACAGCAAAATCGTAATAAGGAAATCTTGCATTTTCGCGTTTATTGGCCACTGACCAGTTAGAGAGGATAGAAGTATTGTTAGGAAGATATCCGCGAGCTTCCTTAACCACTGGTTTTAGAAAACTAGCAATCTCTCGCTGAGTTTCCTTAGCCAAGTCTGGTTCAAATTTACGCAAGGCTTTACGCAGTTCAAGTGCGCCCTTTAGCCTTACTGCCATTTTCTAACCTCTTTGCTCTATCCTTAAAGTAAGCCATGATTGCGTTAATCATGTCTGCATCTAAATCAATTAAATGCTGTGGCGCGATTCCAGTTTCGACAGCTATTGCAGCTATCTTGTAGTGCATGGAATCACGCGTTAGCCATTTGGGTTATCGACCCACTTGACGTCCACTGTCGCCAGCGTTTCAAGAAATTCGGTTCCAAACGGCTTAACGCCGACACCTGCGCGACGTAGGCACTCCCAAGCAAGCCAGTAAATATCTGATTGCTTCTCATCTTCTAGGAACGCCTTACGAAAGCCCTTTTTCGCATATTGTTCAAATGCAAACTCGATTACAGGGGTAACGATGCACTCATCGACTTCCCCTGAAACCCTAGTAATCGTCAGTTTAATCATTTTAAGCCCTTTCGCTATTTAATTAGAATGTGCCTGTCGTCGCTACTGTTGTTGCGCCGTTGATTGTGAATGTGATGTCCTGAGTCGATAGATCGCCAGTAGCACCATTGATATCAGTGGTCTTATTAACCAAGATATTGAATGTGTAAAGTGGGTTGGTAGCTGATACTGCGGTTCCCTTATCCTGTAGCAATACGCAAGATACTGTAGTTCCCCATGCTGCTTGTAGTGTCTGTAGCACTGAGGCAGTAGCGGTATCGTTCAAGAATGAGATAGTTACACTTGATGCTTCCAAGCCTTTGACGAAACGATGTGAAGTATCACCCATAGCGGTTACTTCTAGCTCGTCAAAATTGCGGTTTAAGGTAATATTTGTTACATGGTCGCTAAGATCGACAGAGTTAATCTTAACGCCAACTTTGTTATTTAGAAAAACAGCCATCTGTTATTCCTCATCTTTCTTAGCGGTTGGTTTCTTTGGTTCTTCGTCTTTAATCTGGCCAATCTTTTTTAGAAAAGCCAAGTCTTCTGCGCTCATATCGGCCATATTAACTCCAAGGTGTAGTAAAGGTAAGTTGCACTTCGCTTGAAAGCATCTGTCCAGCATCCACAGGTAAAACCGATGGCGCGGAAAATGAACCAATGCGAAAGTGTAATCCTTGAGCTGTTGAGAGCTTAAGGAAAGCTGCGGTCATAAAGTCTTCGATATTGATAAGGTTTCCCTTATTATCGAAAAGTGGGACTATCATTGTCATCTTAAAATTTACTTCGGCATCGACATTAAAATTGTTATTTGTCGGCACGATATAAGGATCATCTGGACTAATGATAATTGAATTAGCCAAAGGTGAAGCAGGTGGATAGGAAAACACCTGCCACACCGATGGGTTCTCTAACGCGGTGGCTATATCATCTCTTAGGGTTGCTACGGACATTACCCCACCATGCCACGAGGCGATAGATAAGGCGCAATCAAACCACGAACGCGAGAGAGCAGGGAATTACCCATGCGGTAAGGTGATGGAGAAAAATCAGGGCTAACGCCGCCAGCATTGGACTGCTGACGTGCTTGCCAGATATCAATAGCAATCATTAAAGCTGCTTCACGGATTAAAGGTTCTTCTGCGTAATCTACGCCTGTAGATGGTGTTACCTTTACTTTTCCGTATGGAACGATTAAATGATAATTATCGTCTGCGTGATTTACCGACCATTGAATCATCGAGTAACCAGCAGGAAACGAATAACGTGTGTATGGCAAGAAGCCATAAAAATTAAAAGATAGGGAACCACTAGACCAAGGATAAGTTCCTGTAACTGTGTGATTTCCTGCGTATGGAGAACCACCGCAATCGGTGATAGTTACTGTTTGTCCTGTAGCAATTGGAAGCGGTGCTGATATAACTGCGGTAGCGATATTGCCATAAACTGAAACGCCTACGACTGGATATTCGTTAAACCATAATTGTTTTTGAATTAGATCCGTAGCTGCTTGGCAGACCATTTCGATGTCTGCATCATCGTAAAGCTCTTGGATGCCAATAGCAGAGCGCACTTCCGCGACTGTTACATAATCTGCCATTTGATATCCTTTCTTTAGGGAGTTACCCCAGCAGCAGGGCTTCTAACTGCTGGGGACTCCGACTTAATTCCTATTGATTAGGAAGCTTGATAGACACGAACGCCAGCAGGAATAAGAACCTTTGCTGCGCCATATCCATAAATTGCGGTCTGTAGTGCCATGTTGCCTGTTGCATCAGCGACATGGTTTACAGAGAAGTAAGCTGTTGGTGATTCGAACCACATAGCTGTTTCTGGTGCGATAACGAACATTGAATCGTTATCTGTCTTATCACCAGTTACATAGCGATCAACGAATACATTCAATCCAAGAGCTGCGCCCTTGATTGATGTTGGGATGATTTGACCAGCAGCGTTGAACTGTGGTGAAGCCATTGTATAAATTGGGCGATTTGTTGTATCAGCATACTTCTGTAATTCTGCCCACCAGTCTGTTGAAACTAGAAGATTCTCTGCGAAGTATGATGAACCATGATAAGTATTTGCTACTTGATTAGCAATGAATGTCTGGAACTCAAGTGCTGTATCGATTTGGTTTGGAGTTACTGATTCGCCACCAGCGGTTAGAACGGAAACCATGTATTCATCGGTTGCCTTGTTATATGCGCGCTGTAATTGAATTGCCAACTGATCGAAGAAAATTGGGTCTGAACGCTCAAGAAGTTCAAGGGTGATTACCTGTGAGCCAGCAAATTTCTTTACTGTTACAGTTTCATAAGCTGAGGTCATGCCTGTTGATGATGGTGCGACATCTTCGCCAGTTTCTGCAACTGTTGGTGCTACAGATGAGCCACCGCCAGCAGAAGTTACTAATGAAGGGATGTTGATTTGCATACCAGAAGCAGGTAGAGCTGCTTTAGATACTGCATCAATTGCTGAACGACCAAAATTGGTGTTCGATACGAATTGTGATAAGTATTGAATTGGGTTAAACGCTGGGTTTGTAGTTCCAATTGAGTCTGTTGCTGCTGTTAGGTTCGCTGGGTCTTTTGCAGCAGCAATCCAAAGTGCTGATTCTTCGTTACCAAGCTTTGCCTTTAATTCGTGTTCAATCCACTTACCTGCTGAGGTAATTCCGTGGCGAACAGTTGTGGTGATATAAGGAGTCGCTGCTGCCTTAATTGTTGGACGTGAGGCATCTTCTACTTTTGCTGCCTCTGTCGCGGCTGGAGTGGTGTCTTCCACTTGTGCCTCACTTTCGGTTTCGGTTTCGGTTTCTTCTAAAGCCTTTTCTGCTTCCTGAATAACTTTCAGGGCATCTACTGCTTCAGAAATCTTTGCGATTTGCTCGTCTTCCATTTCTTCGAGCTTCATTTCGGCTGCATCGTCTTCTGCTGCCGCTACTTCAAGCACTCGCGCATTATCAAATGCTGGAGTCTCTACTAGGCTAACTTCTTTTAAGATAGCTGCCTTAACAATTAAAATTCCATCTTTGCGTTCTGCTGATTTAATTACTTCAACGCCTACAGATAGGCCATCTAAAATTCCCTCTGCTGCTTTAATAAGGAAATTTTCTCCATCGCTTGAAGCAGATACGGAAAATACTCCGTCCATGCCTGTCGCGGTTTCCTTGATTGACTTAGCGCGACCAATAACGCCAGATGCGGTCTGTTGGTGCTGTGCAAGAAGTTTTACCTTGCTGATATTAGGAACCTGAATAGATCCCTTTTCAAAAATTACTTTTCCTGCGCTGGTGTTACCAATTTCGCCCCATGGGACAATTTGTCCAGCGATAATGCGGCGTTCGGTATCCGCAGCTTCAATCGCTGCGCTAAATGTTAGGTGTTTGTTCAACTTCACCATCTCCATCTGGGGTTAGGTCTTCCATTTGTTTTGCTTGATTAACGTCGATAAGGCCAAGAGTTAGCATCTTCTCGATTACGTTCAAACGCGCCATCGCATCTGCTTTAAGGTAAGTATCGTCAATAGCGAAACGAACCTGCTGGGTGCGTGGCGTTAAATCTTCCATTGATAAGCGAGATTGGATAACCTCGATATATGGATAAAGCGTGTAAGTTAAAAAGTCTTTACGAGCATCTAATACGTTTTGATAAGTATTGCTCTTTAATTGCTCTGCGTCCACCATATCCGTTGGAACGTTCATAGCGCGAGCTAATTGTGTTGCTAAATACTGAGCAGACTCGTTATAAGTCATATCCTTTGGAGAATACGAAGTAGTAACGTAATCTAAAGTTTGTGTGAGATAAGCAGTAGCGCGGTTTTGACGTGCGTTCTTCCAAGTATTAAGAAGTCCTTGCACTTTATCATCTGGCAAGTCTGCGCCATTGTTTTTAATGTAACCAGATGGCTGCGGCGTCGCTGTAGCGACATTTACTGCCAATTCTAAATCAATTGCGCTCTTAATTGTGCGAGCAGCGCGTAATAATAAACCTTGATCTAAATGCTGGAATGTAATTAACGAACCGATGCCGTCCATAGGGACGCGTTCATTGTTAATCATGTAATACTCGACGTTCTGGTTGTATTGGTCGAGCTTTACTGAAACTCTATCGTTTTGTATCCATTCAAATCGTGCAGGTCGTCCATCATCTGCAAAAACTTCAGTAACGCGCCAATATGCAACGCCGTAAAAAATCAAACTATCTACAGTCCATGCAATTGTATTTGAAAGCGGTGAACGCTTATCTGGTTGGCGTAACCAAAGCGGTGCAGGTATTTCTTCGCCAGTAGTGCGATCATATAATTCTAAAGGAATTCCAGCGATTGTAGATGCAATTAAATTTCTACAGTTAGCTACTACTGGAACGCTCATCGCTTGTAAGCGATTAACGCTGTTTGCGTAATTATTCCATCCACCTAAACCATAATTACCATAAAGCTGGCCATAAGGTGCATCAAATACCGCAGGTGCTACTTGAGCAGTTATTCGGGTAGATGGGATAGGAGATTTGTCTGCCTTTAATTGTGGCGCAAAATTATCCCAAAAACCCATAACATATAGTATATCGGATAATTAGGTCAAATCGCGATAATATTAGGTGTCGCTTGAGGTTTGGTTAATTCCCAAGTAACCATAGCGGCAGAGATAGCACCTGCCACCGATCCAGCCGATTTTCTTCTTACAATTCTCCAGCCAGCATCGTTAGTCTTCATAGCGCAGTTATTCATATGAGCTACGAATTCTTTTTGACCCGAGTGAACTACACGATTGTTGACTAAAGCCTCTGCTAAATCGGCACAAGCCTGATAGAAGTGCTGTCCTGAGCAGTCTTCGACCATTACGCCATTATTTTGTAATCTCTGGGCTATCGTGGCTGTCGCATATTTGTCGTATAGTAACTTTTGAGGTCTGTATTTCTTAACCCAAGCCATTACACCATCGGCCATCTTTACCTCATCGATACCGACTTCAGATGTCCATAATTCCATTATGCCAAGTCCGATTTTTCCGTTTTCTAGCAATACGCCAGCTACCAATGCTGCATCTCGCTTACTAGGGCTTACGTCAATAGCAAATATAGTCGGTAGGCCGACAGGTAAGACTAAATCTGGATCAGTCGTAGCTTCGATAGTGCCGTTAGCCCAAGGACTAACCAGAGATTCAATCCAAGAGCATAAAACCTCGGTGCGCGTTGCTTCGACTGGGTTTGTTGCGACAGCTTCCGCAATTGTGTCTTCGTCGATTGTGTAGCCCAGTGCTGGATTAGCCAAATACCAATTTTTCTTGTCCCAGATGTCGCAACCCTGAGGTGCCGAATATTCATACCATGCAAATGTAGGCGAAGGGTAATCCATGGCGCGCTGTCGTAAATCGTTAAGCACTTCTGAAAAATGGTCACCTGCGTTCGAGGTAACGAGTGTTTGCGCATTAGGTCTTGCTCTAGTAATAGGACGAGAAGCCGTCCATGCTTCTGGAGTAACCTCTCTAAGCTCATCAATAAAAAGTAGGTCAGCAGTTTTACCGCGAGAACCATCACGCGTAGCAGCCACAATCTCATAACGTCCACCATTCTTAAAAGTAATCATTTCTTGGCCATTAGCAAGTCTTGGCTTATGTGCCAATTGCTCTGAAAGCCATTCGTTTTGTTGAATAATAAAAGCGACTTCTCGAAAATTATCCAGTGCCATATTACGATTAGAGGACATAGCCACTATGCGCTCTCCGTTAAGCAGCCCCCAAAGGATGCGCATACGCGCTAAATGTGTTTTGCCATTCTGCCGAGCGATGAGAAGCCCAATAGTCTTACGGCGGAAGTTTCCTTGATCGTCTATCTTCATCATGTCGTCCACGACCCACTTTTGCCAGTCCATTAAAGGCATACCAATGCGCTCTGCAAGCTCGATAATCTCATTACCGCGTGATTTTCCCTTTAATAACGGAGTGTGAAACCGTGGAACGTGCTGTAAGCGTTTTTTCTTTTTCCCCTGACTCATCAGGTCAGTAGTCGGCTGTAACTGGCTCATATTGGCTTCTATGGCTTCTGAAAGGGACTGTGTGGCTTGGTTGAGGTCGTCTTAGGG